CTTTTTTGACATATATTTTAACGTATATCCTATACTTGCTTCTGCTACTTTTCCTATATATATTGTACCAATTTCTTGTTTATCTAATGTCCAAGCTTTTAATACGTTTTTTATTTGTGCGTTAAATAGTATTATGTGATAATGTGGTCTAAATGTTCTACTACCATACTCTCCGCAAACAAAATATTTAATTTTGTCTTTTTCTAATTTACGTAATCGTTTAAAATAGTCTTGGATATCCTTTTTCTTAAGATTAAGAAAACCTTTATTTGTTATTGGTACATGTTCTGTGTTATATGTTAAAGTTACAAATAATGCAGTATTTGAACTTTCCCCTTCTTTAACAAGGCGAAACGACCAACCACTAGTTCTCCGTTTCATACATGGTGGACATTTGCCACATGGTACGGGTATTTTGTCGTTAGAAGTTAAGCCTTGTTTTACATAGAAGGGTGTTATACATTTCGTACTCAAAGCATTGGCGTGCCAAATTTCGGCATTGGCCTTATAGCTTGAATTTTATTATATACATGACAATACAAAGAGTCTGCACCATCTTGTACTGCAAATATACGTTTTGTTGATGCAGGGTCACATTGTACGAAATCTTCATTAAGTGCGGGTTCTGTTGCAAATATCCTACCAAGATGCCAATAATCTAATGAACTTGTAAATTCTCCAGCTACTCTACTCGGTTGATATTTATATTCTGCATATCGTGGCACATATCCAAATGTATCTTCTGCAGTTGCTGTATATGCATACAATTCTTGGTTTTGAACTTCTTGCTCACCAATATTCGCAAATGATGGCCAAAAATAATCTAAATTATCTTTTTTCAGATATGTTCTAGGAATACCTTGTTGATAAGCTGTTTTTGGCATTACTGACATAATTCCTATAATGTAACCATGTTCTTCACAATAATATTTTCCATAATTACCTGATGTTACACCTATGCCATGTCCTGCCATGTTACCTTGTGGAAGTCCGCCATCTTCTCCAGTTGAATTTAATACTTCTGAAATAACTACTGGTGATTTAATTCCTGTAATATATTCAGGTCTTTGTAGTCTTGCATCTGATGACCTAACTCCAAAATGCATAAGAATATTTTCTACGTAACGTGTACCACCTCTTGCATTTTTTTCTAACCACTCTTGTAATCGCATCGCTGTCCTCAAATCGTTAATTGTACCAGGTTGTACATTTAAACCGTCTGTTTCTGCATATATATTACCAGTACTACCCGGAGTTGGTGTTCCTGCTCCTACTATTAATCCTAATGGATTAGTTGATGATGCATTATCAGTTGCTATCCTTACTTGACCGGGATTAGTTGTTTGATTAATTGATACTCTTGCATCGCCTTCTATAGCTCCAATAGGAATATCAACTGCTTGTCCTTTTTGTGCAAATGGAAGTGATGCTGTAAAATAATCATGTTCCCATGCTCTTTTACGCAGTGTTAATAAATCTGACACATTTGCTGAATTATCACCATCTTCTAATTGAAATGCTACTGAACTTATAAGATTTTGATCCCTATAATATTCATTATATACACATTGATAGGCTGCAAATGGTAAAGCGTTAATATCTGTACTTGTTCCCCCTCCTGATTGACGCAATGGAATTCCCATATAATTAAGGAATTTTGCATATTGATTTGATGGGTTACCATCAAATGATACAAATGGATAAGGAGGTGTATTTGCTGTATTGCTAACTATAAAATCTTGCCATCCTTTCCAAATTATCCTATTTGGTACAAAGAAATAATGCATTGATACATCGACTCTGTGCATGATTGGTGCAATCATAGGCGCAAACCTTACCATTGCTTCACATGATATTTTATAATTATCACCAGGTACACATTCATTTACTAATATGGGAATAAGGTTACCCATATCTCCTGAAAACTTAAAATCATGTGATAAGTCAAACGCGTTTTTTTTCGGTTTGAACATCTGAACACTGTTAAACAGATTCGGCTTCATCGTCTTGATGTTTTTGAAGTTTGTTAATCAAATCTTGTAAATTTTCTTCTGGGATAACTACTCTTACATAGCTGTAGCCATTATGAGCTACTAACACTATATTTTTATCCCATTTGTGAACGTCTATTGCGTTCTGTTTTTCGTTTGTGTCAAAATCTAAACTAATCATAGTCTGATTCCTCCACGACTTACATAATAAGTCCTTTTAGCGGTTGACTTTCTGTAGCCACGTTTTTTGTAGCTTCTGTTGCTTCTACGCATTGTTATTGGTTTTTGGTTAAGAAATTATTTTTTAAGCCATTTGTATGCATCATACATAATATCAACACCTTTGCCTAGTAGTCCCTTTCCTTTACCACTGTTAAGAAACTGACCTGCTGCTCTTATAATAATATTGTCTCCGGGTTGTACTCCTATTCTTTTTAAATTTAAATCCAACTGCTTTAATTGGTTATCACTTTTGAGATTATCTATTTGTCTTCTTATCTGCTCCTTTTCCACTACTGTTTTAGCACGTTGTTCTCTAACTGAAAGTATATTCTCTACAGCCGTTGTTAATGACATTGCTGATTGTGCTGCTGCTCTTTCATCTGCTCTTAATGATATATCAATATCTGTTTGCGTTTTTCTTAAATTCTCTGCTGCTGCTTGTAATGATATACTTCTTAATTCTGACTTTAAACCTAAATCAAATTTTGAACCTTCTACACCTTGTAAATAATGTGAAGTTTGTGCTGCTTTTAATGCTGCATCATTTACTAATACTGTATTTTGTTGCTTTAAATTGTCTAATGTTTGATCTTTTATTTGTGCATCGTAATATGCACTTAATCCTGATTGTGCTGCTGCTCCTAATTCAAATTTAGGTGCTTGTGGGTTCCAGCTTCCTGAATCTGCTGACCTTACTGTACCGCTTATGTTATCTGCTCCTTTGCCATATACTAAATTGGGGTTAAGTCCCGCCATTTTTAACCTTTGCATTTGAGCTTGTGGACTGTTGTACTCGTTTTGCATAGTCCAGTCTTGTAAACTATGCTGTCTTTGCAGAT